CCTGGAGGCCGGGTTGAAGAACGGCGCCAAGTACCCGTTCCTGAGCGCCGCGTTCAACTTCGGTGTGCACGTTGCGGCGCCAGCGATCTACCGCAAGGCCTACGGCGACGGTTGGAAGCGCCTGGCCTGACCGGCGAGCCGCCGCACCCCTCCGAACTGCCCGTCATCGCGCCGCAGTAGACCGCTTGGGGGTGACTCATGGCCTCCGAGGTCGCCGACCTGTTCGTGATCCTGCGGGCCGAGACCGCGCCCTTCATGGCGGGGATGAAGGGCGCGTCCGAGGAGGGCGAGTCGTTCGTCGCCAAGATGGGCGGCGTCGGCGGCATGATGACCAAGCTCGGCGCCGCGACCACGACGGCTGGCATCGCCGTCGCTGGCGTCTCGATCAAGATGGCCGGCGACTTCCAGGCCAGCATGCTCAAGCTCACCACGACGGCGGGTGAGAGCGAGAAGAACCTCGGCATGGTCTCCGAGGGCGTCAAGAAGCTCGCGGTCGACACGGGGACCTCGACCAAGCAGCTCGCCGACGGCATGTACCTCGTCGAGAGCGCGGGGTTCCACGGTGCTGACGGGCTAACGGTTTTGCGGGCGGCGGCGGAGGGTGCGCGGGCTGAGCAGGCCCCGCTCGCCGAGGTCAGCAATGCCGTCACCTCCGCGCTGAAGTCGTACCACCTGCCGGCCGAGCAGGCGACGACCATCACCAACCAGATGGTGGCGGCGGTCGGTGCCGGGAAGATGACGTTCAGCGAGTTCTCGTCGTCGCTGGCCACGGTCCTGCCAATCGCCTCGTCCGCGCACGTGGGCTTCGACCAGGTCGGCGGCGCGATCGCGACGCTGACCAACCACGGCACGTCAGCCCGCGAGGCGACCCAGGAACTGGCGTTCTCGATCCGCTCCCTCCAGGCACCGAACAACGTCGCGGTGCAGGAGATGCAGCGCCTCGGCCTCTCCTCCATCGACATCTCCACCAAGCTCGGCGAGCGGGGCCTGACCGGCACAATCGACCTGCTCCAGCAGGCAGTGCTGCAGCACATGGGCCCGGCCGGCACCGTGCTGCTGTCGACCTTCAACACCTCGAAGCAGGCCGCGCAGGACGCGAACGCGATGATCGCGTCGATGCCCAAGAGCCTCCAGGACGTGGCAAAGGAGTTCCAGGCCGGGAAAGTCTCCATGAGTGACTGGCGGTCGACCCTCAAGGGCCTTCCGGTCGACCAGGCCAATCTCGCCTCGCAGTTCGCGACCCTCGTGAACAAGAGCCAGGGGTTCAACCAGCAGCTGAAGGCGGGCGGCCCTGCCGAAGAGACCTTCAACGCCTCCATGAAGAAGATGATGGGCGGCGCGACCGGCCTGAACACCGCCCTCATGCTCGGCGGCGAGAACATGGGGGACTTCCAGAAGAACGTCGCGACTGTCGGTGCCGCTGGCAAGGATGCCGGGAAGGACATCACCGGCTGGGCCGATATCCAGAAGACGTTCAACTTCCAGATGTCCCAGCTGAAGGAACGTCTGGAAACCGCCGCCATCACGATCGGCACGAAGCTGATCCCGGTCGTCCTGTCGGTCACCAACTTCTTCCTGCAGCACAAGATCGTGGCCGAGGGGCTGGCGGTCGTGATCGGCGGAGTTCTGACCGCCGCCGTCCTGTCGTTCGCGACCGAGGCGGTGGTCGGCGCGGTCAAGGGCATCGCTGACATCGGCAAGGGCCTCAAGGCCGCGACGACGGCCGTCCGGGACTTCGAGCTCGGCCAGAAGCTGGCCGCTGCGGCATCCAAAATCATGACGGCGGCTCAGGCCGCGCTGAACATGGTGATGGACGCGAACCCGATCGTCCTGATCGTCATCGCGCTGGCCGCACTCGTTGCCGGGCTCGTCTACGCCTACAACCACAGCGAGACGTTCCGCCGGATCGTTCAGGCCGCGTTTCACGCGGTCGAGCAGGCGGCGGCGTCCGTGTGGCACACCCTGCAGTCGATCTGGTCTGCCGTGGCTGGCGCGGCGGCGACGGTTTGGCATGGGATCGAGTCTGCGTGGAATGCCATCGCGAGCGTCACGACCGCCGTCTGGAACGGCATCTCAGCGTTCTTCAAAAAATGGTGGCCATTGCTCCTGGTGATCTTCTTCCCAGTCCTCGCAATCATCATTGCGATCTGGAACCACTTCCACGAGCAGATCATTTCAGTCGCCAAGACCGTCTGGAATGCCGTCAGCGACTTCTGTGTTGGCGCCTGGAATTACCTCATGGAAGCGGCAGGGTTTGCTTGGGGGCTGGTCCACGACTATGTGGTGCAGCCGACCGAGAAGGCTTGGCGCAAAGTGCAAAGCCTGTGGTCAGAGGCGTCCGCGTGGCTCTCCGGGAAGTGGCACGAGATCGAGGCGTTCGCCGGGGCGATCTGGGACGGCATCAAGCAGAAGGTCGTCGACCCTGCGATGGACCTGTGGCACAAGGTCTCCGACATCTTCAACCAGATATCCCAGGTGATCAACAAGGCGTTCGACGACGCCTGGAACTACGTGTCGAACCTTGCCGGAAAGTTCTGGCAGCTCGGGAAAGACATCGTCATGGGCATCGTCAAAGGCGTCAAGGACGGGGCCGGGTATCTGTTCGACTCCCTCAAGGGACTCGCCGAGGGTGCACTCAACAAGGCCAAGGACTTCCTTGGCATCAACAGCCCCTCGAAGCTTTTCGCTGACCACGTAGGCAAAAGCATTCCTGAGGGCATCGCCAAGGGCGTGGACGACCACAGTCAGATCGCATTCGATTCCGTGACGGGTCTCGCCGGAAGTCTGACCGGCAAGTTCTCCGCAGGCGGCGGCGCTCAGGGCCTCGCCGCGGCCGGCGGCCTCGGTGGGGGTGCTGGTGGCACGACCGTCGTGCTCAACGTGACCGTCCAGGGCTCCGTCCTATCGGAGAACGACCTGCGCGACGTGCTGGAGCGGCAGATGCTGCAGCTCGGCATGCGTAACTCCACGACCTGGCAGAACTACGCCCGCCGCTAGGAGGCCTCCGTGGCTACCAACCCGAACTGGCCGTTGCTGCAGTACAGCTGGGGCGCTGCCTGGAATGTCAACGGCGCCTCGGTCCCGTCCGAGGCGCTCACCGATTTGACGTCCAGGAGCCGGGGCCGGGTCGCTGTCCGGCGCGGGCGGCAGTACGAGCTGGACCAGATCAGGGCCGGCACGGTGGACCTGACGGTCGTCAACACGGACGGTTCACTGGACCCAACGAACGCTTCCGGCCCCTGGTACGGACACATAGCCCCCTACCAGCCGCTTCGCGTAAAGGCCCAGTGGCCGCCGACCCAAAACCTGCTGACGCAGGCTCAGGCGACCGGGGGCGATCTCGGCGGTTTTGCTCTCGGTCCAATGGGCTCACAGTCTGGCCTCGGGATCTACTCGGACACGGATAGCACCTACGGCCAGATCGTCATGTCGGCCACCGCGTGGCAGGGCAACCGCGTCTTCCAATTCGCGGTGCCTAGCGGGGCTACTTCCGGGTCCCGGATCGCCTTCACCCTGATGACGAGCACCGAAAGGCTCGTCACCTACACGGTTCAGATGCAGGTCAGGAACGTGACCCCGTCGACGACAGTCCAGGTCGCGCCGTATCTCAACTGGGGTACTGCGGGAAGGGTTGCCACCCGAGTCACGGGCACGGCGGTGACTCTTACCGGATCGCCGACGGCTGCATGGACTCAGCTCACTCTCACCGTGACGCTCGATCCGAGCGCGGCCTACTGCACCCCCGGGGTCGCCCTTGCCGCGACAGCATCTGCAGCAGTGAATGTCCAGGTCGACGGCTGGCAGTTGGAGCGTGGCGCCACGGCGACAACCTGGACGGCGCCCAACACCTGGTACCCCTTGTACGCCGGGTACGTTGAGCGCTATCCGTCGTCGTGGGCGATGTCGGGCACGTACGGGACGGTCCAGACCACGTCGGTGGACGCGATCTCGCTGCTCAGTCAGCAGCCTCTCCGGGACCCGCTGACGGAGGAGATCGACGCCCGAAAGCCCCGGTTCCTGTACGCGCTCGCGGATCCTCAGGGCTCCCAGTCGTGTGCGGACTCGATCGGTGCCTACCCGCCGGCCCCGCTCGCGGTCTCGAAGTCGGGTGCGGGGAGCCTGGTCTTCGGCAGCCAGATCACCTCTGCAAGTCCGGGTGGCACCTACATCGGCGGCACCGGCACGGTGGCCACGGTCGCCAACCCGGGGGCGGGGA